GGCTGACATTAAGTCAATTATGACTCATTTGGCGAATTTTGGTCGTGCTGCATCAGGTTTTAAAGCTGTTACATCAATGGTAGATTTCATTGTTGCTTTTATTCGTAACCAATACGATAAAATAACAACTGGAAAAACTACGGAGCAACTTGAATTAGAGGCTATGTATCCTGATCTAGCTGAAATTGTTGCCATTGTGAAATGCTTTGTGTCATCAGATTTTGACATAAATCTGTTACAAGCAAATACTGAACTTTGTGATCTTGTATTTGATGTTTCAGATGTTTTAGCCAAATACACTATTCGATTGCAAACTATTAAAGATAGTAGTCCTAGAGTGTACCATTTGGTTAAAACTCTGACAGCTCAAATGTCAAAATTTTGTGAAGCTGCCGCTTGCTCACCAGCACGCAATGTAACGGCTCGTAAAGCTCCTACTACAATTTATCTTTACGGTCCAAGTGGTGTGGGAAAAAGCTTGCTTCAAGTTTATTTGCGTATGCATCTCTTTAAGAAATACATACGCACTAAAGGAAATTGGAACGCTGAGAATTTCCATTACACGCGAAATACGGAACAAGAATTTTGGGATGGATATGCAGGGCAACCTGTGGTTCAATATGATGATATTTTCCAACGTGTGGACTCTGCATCCAATCCTAATATGGAATTTATGGAGATTATAAGAGCAAAGAATGAAGCTGCTTATCCTCTCCATATGGCATCACTTACGGAAAAAGCAAAGACTATGTTTACATCACGTTTCATCTTAGCAACATCAAATGTTAAGAAACCCGAACCTGCTACACTGAAGAGTGGACAAGCAGTACGTCGGAGATTTGATATCTGTGCATCTGTCCGAATTCAAACACGATTCGCTACTAAAACTGGCATGATTGATGTAAAGACGACAGGTAAAGAGTTCTGTCCTATGGCATATTGTATTGACATATATGACATGGAGACTGGCCAGGTGGTAAAGGGCGATCTTACTTTGGATGAATTTATTGCCTTTATTGATGAAAAGATTGAGACACTTGAACAACGTAACGATCACCTCATGCACTCAATTTGTGAGATGGTCGGCGTAACAGTGGAGAAAGATAAACCACTTTCAAAATCGGCCGAAGAAGCGATACGATTAAAGAAATTAAGGTGTCAAGCTGACGATGATGATGAAGACGCAATGTCTTTTAAATCGGCTACTGATGATGAACCAGTACCTTCTCCAGAGGCCCAATCCAAATGGTTAGCTCGTTTGAATAGAGCTATGCAATGTATCCCGTTTATGCCTAAGGAGGATGTGAAACCTGAGGAATCTATAGATGCTGCACTTGGTGATTTGGAGCAAGAAAGCGCTAAATCCTTCTCGTGGACAAAGAAATACAATGAATATCATGAGATGGCCTCTAATAGTCTTTCAAAGGTGAGACGGGTAGTTACAGATTATGTGATTACGCCCTCAATGAAAATCCTTAATTTCTTTAGTTCTATATTCGCTAAATCTATATTGGCATCAGCTTTGGCAAGTATGATTCTGGCTTATTGTTATAATAAGTATGTAGGTAAGGGAGAGTGTGCAGGTGAGCAATGTCAAACCGTACAGGAATTTCAGCAATATCTCGCTGAAGAAAAGTTCTGTAAAGGTCATTGTTATGTTTGTCCATATGCTCAAGAAGAATGTGAATTCCCAAGAGGAAGTTTGGAACATTGTGTTCTTGTCATGAGTAGGATAAAGGATCCCGAAACTACTATCTTGAATCAAGCTTGTTTGGTGAGCCTTTTAGGTATGCTAATGCGAAAGCTCTCTAATGCATATCTCGATAGTTACTATAAGGATAAATATTTGCATCCTTTTGAATTCGAGTCTAAAGAAATTCAGACGCGGAAACCACAGCGAAATATGTATTATGAATCCGGTGATAAACGGAAATATGCACCAGAATCTCGCGAAATTAATACGCGTAAACCACAACGATCTCTATATGCTGAGAAACGAGACTCACCTGTGTTACGCGAATTGGATCAGTGTTTAGAAGATGCGAAAGTACCCGTGTATGAGAATGGTGTATACCGCGATCACAAGATGAGCCCACAATCAAGTGTTAGGCGTGAGCAGTGGGAGTCGGTAGTTAATTCAAATATGGTAACTGCAACAGCACATAATCCAGAAACAAAGAGATCGATTTCTGTAAATGGATTATTTATCACTGGGCGTACCCTTCTGGTTCCTGCACATTTTGCCGATCGAATTGTACACAACTTGAATATCTGTAATCCTTCTCAATCTGTGAATTTGATGATTCCAGTAGAGTCTATTCAAAAATATCAGTGCACTACTCTGGATGGTGAAAATATTGATTTATCATTTTTATTTCTCCCTCCTCAAGTTCCATCTCGGCGTGATATTATGAATCTATTTCTACCAGCAAAAGATATAGATAGAATATATGAAGGAGATATTGTTGTTGCGGGATTAAGAAAAATTGGTAGCTGTACTGCTATCTCTAGTCATTTTACACCATCATATCGCATTTCTGCGTGTGAAGTAGGAAAATTATATGAATATGGTGGGCGTGGAGAAGAACCTCCCTATCGCATTGCTGCTGCATGTGCATATGATATTGACACTAGAGCTGGTGATTGTGGTGCTATTGTAATGGCAAGGGCTTCGATGCTAAATTCAACAATATTTGGCTTTCATGTTGCAGGAAACAATGGTAAAGGCGTGGCCTGTATCACAACTCGCGAACTTATTATGCGGAATATAGAGCGCGCAAAATTAACAGGGATGGTAAATCATCAGCATACGATAGATGCGCGCATTCCATTTTCTCCTGAAGCAGTTGAATTGGCAGATGAAATTCCAGATAATTCACTCGTCGAAAAAGGAGATTGTTTATCATATGGTACTTTACCTTCACCATCATGTGCATCAAAGACTGCGTTGAGTCCATCCGCTATAGCATATGGATTATACCCAGCAGTAACTGCTCCAGCTGTTCTTAGGCCTGTAGTGATAGATGGTGAGCGGGTTGATCCAATGATAAGGGGAGTTGCAAAAGTCCTCACAGCCCAAGAACACTTAGATGAGAAGATTCTTAGTGCAGCATGTAATGACGTGCTAGGTATTCTTAAACGAGATTCAGGAGAATATCCGTTCATTTTGTCTTTCGAAGAATCTGTTTCAGGCGTGCCGGGTAAGAAATTTATCTCTGGCATAAACAGGGGAACTTCATTAGGATATCCTCACACGCTTGATAGAACATTAAATAAGCGAGATCTGTTTGGACGAGATGAAGAATATTTATATCCTGACGCTTTCCGAACTCGAGTTGATCAGCTTATTGATAATGCTCGAAATAACATTCGATCGGATGTTGTATACCAGGCTACACTCAAGGATGAAAGGCGAACACTTGACCGTGTAAAGGCTGCGAAGACGAGAGTTTTCGAAGCATCACCAATGGAGTATAGCCTGGCTGTGCGTCAATATTTTGCCGCATTTATTTCTCATGTGCAAACAAACCGGATAGATAATGAGATAGGCGTTGGAACTAACGTTTACTCATTAGATTGGCACCGGACTGGATTAGCTCTTCAACGTCATGGTAAACATGTCATCGCAGGAGATTTCTCCGGGTTTGATGGTTCACTTTTGGCGCAAGTTCTATGGCGAATTTGTGATCTTGTGAATCAATGGTATGATGATGGTGATGAAAATGCCATGATAAGGCGTAATCTATTTGAAGAAATAGTTCACGCTCGAGTTTTGGTGCGCGGTGAATTGATTCAACAGACTCATTCTCAACCATCTGGAAATCCCCTCACGGTTATTATAAATTCTCTATTTAATATGATAATTATGCGTTATGCGTATTTAACTATAAAGCGTGAGAATAATTTAGGTAGTTTGTGTGATTTCAAAGATCACGTCTCACTACAATGCTTTGGTGATGATAATGTACTTAATATTTCAGGAAATGTTATTAGATGGTTTAATCAGGTAACAATTTCTAAAGCTTTAAAGGACGTTGGAATGACATATACTGATGAGGCAAAAACGGGAAAGATAGTAGAATCTCGAACGTTAGATAGTATAAAATATCTCAAGAGATCCTTCCATAAAGATAAGAATGGATATTTTATTGCGCCTCTTGAGTTATATGTTATTTGTGATATGGTGCTTTGGGTTCGTGGAAATAGATCTCGGGC